GTAGACGTTGGAGCTGACGGAGAGGCCGTAGCCACCCGATGCGCCCGTTATAGTTACGGATGATGTGTTCGTGAGCTGGCCCGTCATGGTATCGCCCACCTTGTTGACGTGGGTGTCGGCGTAGGCTGTTACGGTGGAGAGGTCTATGAGGGAAACGGATACGGGGTCGGTGGAGTAGCGAACACCTGCGAGGCTGGAGCCGCCGGTAAACAATGTGCCGTTCTGGTAAAAAGCGGAGGCGTTGAGATTCCCGTTTACGTCCAGCTTGTAGGCAGAGTTCGGAGTGGCCGTATTGATGCCTACCGTGGACCAGGACGAAACGTATAGGTCGGGGGTCAGCGAAGACTTGCCCGTTATCCGCACGGCCATCGCGCCGGCCGGAGCCGTAGCGTCCGCGCCGATCTGCATCTCGCCCGGGTATGTGGCATGTGCCTGGCCGAAACTGATTATTCGGTGGATGCCGGTGCCGTTCTGCAACGTCTGAATCTCGCTCAACACGTTGGTGTAAGGAGTATGCTGGTTGTTGAACTGAATGTAGTGGTAGCCGTCGTCGCGGAACTGAATGTTCCCCACGCTGGAGCCCACGATGCCGGTGTTAAAAAGCACATTCCCAGTCACGGTCCCGCCGGCCAGCGGCAGCTTCGAGCTATCCGTAATGCCGGTCAGGCCGGAAGCGTCCACGTTGGCGAAGTAGGTGGAGTTCAAGGCCGGGATGCGGCCATCGGCCCCGATGATATCCACGCCGTTCGAGAGGACCGTGGGATATCCAGAGCCAGCGCGGAGGCCGTAGGAAATAATTGGGGTGCTCCCGTCCACCCGGAAGGCGTAAGCTGCGGGGGTGCTCACCACGACGTAGCCGCCGATAAAGCGCGCGCCGCCGTTCACGTCCAGCTGGTAGAGCGGGTCGCTGATACCAATGCCGGTATAGCTGGAGAAAGCGTTCTTCTCGGTGAGGCTGGCCTGGTAGATGCTCCCGTTGACCTGGAACGTGTGGAGCGGGTTGAATTGGTCGCTGTTCACCGCCACGCTGGAGCCGCTGACCATGAGGCCGTGGGTCGAGCCGTTACCGACCCAGAAGTTGCCGGAGGCGATGGTCGAGACTACCGTGGCATTTATCGCGCCGTAAGCGTCTCCGGAGAGGACCGTGCCGAGCGGAAGAACCCCCGAGAGGGTGCTCCCGTCGCCGTAGTAGTGGGTGGCCGTTATCGCGCCGGTGAACACGTTGTCCACATCCAACTTCGGGACGTAAGCATCTACGATATCCCAGTCGCCGTTGATGTAGTTCTGCCAGTTGAAAGTTCCGGCCGTGGGTTTAGCCAGACCGAACTTCGTGGTATAAGACACGCCCGAGAAGCAAGGGATCGAGAACAGGAACAGAAGAGCTGCCGCCATTGTTTTTTTCATAGTTATAACCCCGCTGGGATTTTCCAAAGTATAAAGACCGACATCGCACTATTGCGCGAACGCTCGTGGTTTATTCCTATTATCCAGTAGTCGGCCGAGATGGCCGTGTTGAGGTCTGTGACCGTCACCCGGTCTCCCATCTGCGCCGACGGCTGGAGCGTCGCTTGTAAATTGTACAAAATCTTCGTTTCGTCCTTATAGTTGGCGATGCGGGAGTCGGCGATTATCTGCGCGATGCCCTGGTTCAAGATCCAGGGATTCGTGACGCTGTTGTCGGACTTGAGGCCGAATATCTTTATGGAGGCGGTGTCTTTCGTCTCCGCGGCGAAGTTCCGGACGGCCGTGCTGAACACCTTCCCGATCAGCTGGATGGCACTGACGGTCCCGGCCGTGGTGATGGTTAGTTCTATGACGGGGTTGACGGGGCTGAAACTCTTCATCACGGCGGTCCCGACGGCCGTGCCCCAGACGATATTGAGCGCAGCGGGACTCGCGCCAGCCATGCGGGAGGTGTCCATTCCGTTCGGGATGTTCGCCTGTATGGTCACGGTGCCGACGTTCACGAAGAGCTGGTTCGTCGCGCTTAATACCGCAGCGGGGATGCCGGTCATGTACTCCCAGGCCACGTCGCTGTCGTTGCCGGAGAGGTTGTAGGGGGTGCCAACGACCAGGCAGTCGTTGATTATGGAGTTGTCGCCGCCGAGAGTGTCTGTGTTGCTCTTCACAACATCGATGAGGGATCCGTCGTAGGCCAGGGTGCGGGACGGATCTACCGGGTACTTCGTCACGCCTCCGGAGCGGACCCAGTTAATGACCATGTCGTTCAAGGACGGAGTCGGCAGGACCCCGAGGTTGTAGGTCATGGCACTGTAAACCATTTTCACCTGGATGTAGCGGCGCGCCGTGGAGCCGATGGCGGCGTTCGGATTCACCTGAACATAGGCATCCCACGAGCTGCCGTTCGCGCTGGTGCGGGTGTAAATCGTCGGAGTGCATCCGGCTTGCGCGTAGATGGTCGCCTCGAGGATGCCGAGCGAGACGACATCGGTGCCGAGGTCAATGATGGAAGATATCCATGTCGGGGTTGCGGCCGTGTGGTCGTCCGCGCTGGCTATGTCCTGGTACTCCTGCGAATAATAGACCTCATGTCCGGACGAGCCCCAGATCTCCGCCACTCCGCCGCCGGCCACTTCCATGCCGAGCGCAAAAGAATCGAGAGCGGGGTAGGTGTTGTCCGTATAGGAAATCATCAGAACGCCGCCCCAGTAAATCTTGAAGGTGCCGTCGGCCTTGCGGATAACCTTGAGCCAGTCGAGGATGTCCGGATTGCCGCCGCCAATAGAGGCAGAAGTCGCCAGCACGGTCGCCACATTGCCGTCAAAGCGGATGAGGGTGATGTTGCACCCGCCCACGCCACTCATGCGGACCTCGTAGCCGTTGCCGATGATGGAACCGTAGTTCGGCGCCGGTGACTGGATGGCATTTCCGAAGGCCGGGGTGCCGTCTGTCCAGCGCATCGAGACATAGACCACGGCCGAGCCGCTGGGGTTCTTGTAATGGACGTAGGATTGCCACTGGCCGACGCTTGCCGCCAGGGGGAGATAAATGAACGGTTCGGAATAGGTCCAGAACGTCCCATCGCTCGAGACGGTCAACTTCTGGCTGGCTATGCTTAACTTGGCGGGGCCCAGCGGGGTCCAGGCAGGGTTCGACGTGTAGTTCCCGTCCACCCATCCGGAGAGCTCCACCCAGCTCATCGTGACCTGGTTCTGTTGCCGGTCGAGGCTGATGTTGTCGATGGACGTGTAGCCGTCCCAGCCCGGCTGTCCCACAATGCCGGAGGTCTTCTGGTAAAAGACCAGATTGTTCGGAATGGAGGTCGTGTACTGCTTATAAATGGCGATGCCCGACTCGTCGAAGTAGAACTGCGCGTCGCCGGAGGCGGCGACAATCTCGTCGATAACGTCCTTGACGTAGCAGTTGGTCACGAAGAAATACGGGATCGTGAGTTTCGACTTGTTCAAGTCTATCTCAAAATCGTAAGACGAGATATTGCAGAGGTTCAAGAGGTAGGCAATCGCCAGCTCCATCGGGAGGCCGGTCTTGAGGCGCGTGGTGACGGTCGTGGAGAGCAGGGCTTTCATCTGGTCGCGCGCCTGGATGGTGGCCGTGCGGGCCTTGGAGGCCGTATCTATCTTGTCCACGAAGCCGGTGAACTGCGGAAGGAGCTCCACCTGGCTTCCTGACCACTCGAAGCCGCCCTGTACGATAACGCCCAGCTGGCTCCGCAGCTCGGAGTTGACGAAACCCGCGGCGACCTGGGCGGCCGTGGGAACGTAGTCCTCGCTGAAAAACTTATCGGTATTGTCGCAAGTGAGCTCCACCGTGGAGGCCATGTCCTGCTTGAGTTTGAAGTCCCGGTTGCGGTTCGACTTCCAGACCGGGACGCGTTCTGTAATGTCCAGAAGCCGGTACGCCTCGACCTCGACGATGTTGGCGTAGTCGTGGAGAACTTCGGTCTCCGTGATGATGATCTTTATCTTGGTAGTCGTCACGTCCGAGGCGAAGATATTGGAAAGGCCCCAGATGGCCTGACCGGCCGAGGGCGGGCTACCATAGGGAGAGGTGCCGTAAGCGTCCAGGCCGTAGCCGAGCGTGTCGTAGCCGAGGTCCTGGAGGGTGATGTCCTGCCAGGCGGCACCGTCCCAATACTGGACCGTGTAGGTCTTGAGCGCGTGGTCCGTCAGGAAGTACACCCGCAGCTTGTTAATTGTGCGGGAGGCTCCGAAGTTCACGATGAGGTAGACGTTTCCCGGGGTCTGCTGGTCAGGGACGAGGTCACTCCGCCAGCTGCTCTGTCCGATGCTGTTCTCGGCACCGGCGGCGGGCCCCACGTTCAACTCCGTGCGGTCGCCGTCTATCGCGCCGGCCGCAGGATAGTCGGCCGAGAAGTCTCCGGAAGAAGAGACGGAAGCCAGCGGCGACGTGCAGTAGTTCCCCAATACCAAATAAACCTTTGAAGCCAAGGACCTGACGGCCTGGGCTTCTGTGTCGGTAAATCTAACGGTACAGGGGATAGGCATTACACGCCCTCGAGCTGGAAGTCGTAGCTGTGAATGTCAACCTTGCCGCCCTGCGCGGTGGTGTTGATGGCTTGCATGTTGACCAGGCATCCGAGGTAGCTGTACTGGACGAACACGTCGTTCGTGTCCGGAAGCGCGGAGCCGAGCGTTATCTTCCGGGTGGCGCGGTTATAGGAGCCGCCGGTGAAGTAGTTCGTGCCGGTGAGCGCCGCGGTGCGGAAGATCCCGGTGATGGTCAGGTTCGCGGCCGCGCTGACATCATTGAGGGCCTTGTCGAGCTTCGTGATGGAGTTGTTCCGGATGGTGACGTGGGTTGTGTCGTCCGGCGCGTCCTGTTCCATGAAGGTCCAGTCGCTGTCGCGGGTCTGGAAACTCAAGAAGGACGGAAGCCCCGCCAGGGCGACGAACTGTTGCTTCTGGGGAATGGTCAGGTAGTTGCTGTTCACCTGGAACGTGGGCCGATAGTTCTTGACCACGTCCTTGCGGAGATCGGCCGCAAGGTTCTCGTTTATAATAACGATAGGCCCTTCCGTTGAGGAAAGGCTCTGCGGGTTGAGCTCGAAAGAGTATTCGGAGCCCGGGATGCCTAATTTGAATTGATTTTTCCAGCCGGACATTATGCCCCCCTTACAAAGTTGAGTTGGCCGCGCGCGCGGATGGCGTATATGGTCTTCTGCATTACCTTCTCGGCCAGCTGGTCGGAGTCGCCGCCGGATATCTGGTTGACGACCGATATGTTGTAGGTGTCACCGCCGCCCGAATTGCCACCCACGGAGGCGACTTGCGCCTGACTGCGCGGCGTTACCTGGACGCGCTCGTCTTCGCCGCCTTCGCCGACCATCATGAGCGTCGGCCGGCTTGCCACGAAGTCCGCTCCGGTCGCGTGGCCGGGGATGGTGCTCGGCAGGGCCGTAGAGGGCACGACCGGGATGCCTAAATAGGAAAGGAACGCCGCAGCGGCCCAGCGGACCTCCATCTCGATAAGCATCGAAATAAAACTCTTGAGGACGTTCTTGAAGATCTGGTCCATGTCCTTCTGGAAACTGTCGCTGTCCACCAGCATCGAGGCGAACGAGTCGCCCGCGCCCTTCGCCATGGAAAGATAAGCGTTGCCCCAGTCGTCCTCGAGGTTCTTGGCGAACACGGCGTTCTCCGCGCCGACTCCGTGGAGGGCCGCTATCTCGATGTTGTACTTGCTGTCGATGATCTGCTTCGTATAGGCCAGACTTTCCTGCAGGGTGCGCCGCTTGTAGTCTTCGTTCTTGTTGAAGGAAGCCAGGGTCTCCTTGTCGGCCGCAAGCTGCTTGTTCTTGGCTTCCTCGGCATTGTCGGCTTGCTTCTTGTAGAAATCCTTCGAAGACAAAAGGTCGCCGGTCTTGGCGTAGCGGGTGAGCTCGTCGTTCAGTTCGGAAATACGGAACTTGAGTTTTGCGGTGTCCTCGTCCTGCTTCAATACGGACGTGTTGAATTTCTCGGTAGCATCCTTGGCTCCGGTGGTGCTCGAGGCCCAGTGGTCGTACATGGCGGCAGTGGTCGCCGTTGCCTCGATATCGCCGCGGTGGCTTTCCTTGACCGCGTCGAGCTGCTTCTTCAAGTCGGCGAGCTGCTTGGTAAGGTCCAGGACAAGGAGTTTCTTCTGGGCCGTGGTATAGTTATCCGTGGCAATTACCAGCTCGTTGAGTTCGGGCGAGGTCGTGTGGACGAGGTCCTTGTAGCGGGTAAGGGATTCTTTGAGGTCGTTGGTGGCCGAGAGTTCCTTGTCCTCCGAGGCGACAACGTCCTCGATGCTCTTGCCGTGTTCCTTCTGGGATTCAACGACCTTGTAGATGATGGCTCCGGCGGCGGTAAGACCGGCCACGACCAGGCCGATAGGACCGGCCGCTATGCTGAACGCCGACCCCAGCTGCCCGATTGCCGCCTGGAGAAGGCCCACGATAGGCCGCGCCTCTCCGGCCAGGCCCACGGTCGAAAGAAGGTCTTTCGCGAATATCTGGAGGCCGACATGCTCGAGCGGCCGGTTGAAGGTCTCTCCCAGCGTGGTCAACTGCTGGCCGAAGCCGCTGACGGAGCTGTCGAGACCGTCGAACGCTTCTATCGCGCCCGACGAGTCGGCGTTGATGGCTATGTCGAGATTGGGATCTTCCATTTTATTGTCCCTCTAGCTTGGCGCGGGCTTCTTGGGTCTGTTCGTTCTCTTTCTTGTAAGCGGCCTTGACGTTGTCGATAACTTCGAAGAGGTCCATTAACCAGGAAGGCTGTTCGAGGATGCCGCAGGAATAGGGCAAGGTGCCGTTCGAACGGCACCGGGAATAGAGGCTCAAAATGAAGTTCACGTCTTCGGCGACGTGTGGCATCCCACAATGAGGGCAATCTTTACCCGGTCTCCTGGAGCAGTCGTGCCGGCGGCAGTCGAAACTATTCCCGCGAACGCTCCAGTCTACGGCTGCCGCTAGTCTTTTTTTAAGTCTTCACCCTTGCCCTTCTTGATATCGGTGTTCTTTAAGATGAAGCCGCCGAGTTCGAGATAGACGTTGTGCCCTTCCACTTTGGGGAAGTCGGCCAGGAGGTCGTACTCGTACTCGATCTCCTTGCCGTCCGCCGTCACGCCCTTCCAGCCGGTCACCATGCACTGGATAATGGCCTTGCAGTATTCGCCCCGGGAGAAGACGACCTTGTCGCCTTCGCTCTTGCCGCTCAAGGAGACCACCATGCGGTCTTCCTCGGTTGCCGCGGGCTTCACGAAGAACGTCACGTCCTCGTACTTGAACTCCAGCGGCTTCGCGTTCGATTTCCTGATTTCCATTTTTAACCCTCCGTTTTTTTTAGTAGGCCGCTTCGCTGTTGACGAGCGTGACCTTACCCGCATAGGCCTGGGCGACATTGAGCTGCGCGACGGCCGTGAACGCTATTTTCAAGAGGTCCTTGCCGATGGGAAGCGGCGCGGCCTGGTAGTATATCTCGGGGAGGTCCATGGCGAGGCTGAACGGCGTGGTGCCTCCGGCCATTTCGGCGCCGGTTATCGCGATGCCGAACGAGGACGACGTGCCGGCGATGAACTTGTCCCACTCGGTGGAGTCTTCCACTATGAAGCTCCCGCTGATGGATACCTTGAAGCCCTTGGAGTATATCTTGCTGGCATCCACGCCGTTGCCGATAACGTGCAGGGGGTCCACCTGGTTGTCGAAGACGATCTTGAGTTCGTCGTAGTTCACGTTCGGCACCCCGGCCACGGTGAGAGCTGCCTGGCTGAACTTGAACGGGGCCTTCGGCGAGGGGTTGCCCGCTTCGTCCACGCCCGCGGCGACGTACTTGAGGCCCGCCCAGTCGCAGGAGGCCATTACGAACTCCTTGGCCTTGATGCCGAACTCGAGCTTGTTCAGCATGCACCCCGCGAACTGCGGATAGTTGAGGCCGTTCTTCTGCCACCAGGAATAGGTGGGGAGGGCCGCGCTGGCTACGCGCGAGAAGACGTGGCTCATGATGAAACTGCCGGTCGTGCTGTCGGAGACGGCCGCTATGGCCGAGGCGGTGTCGGCGTTCGTAAAGCCGAGCAGAGTCTTCGCAACTTTCGCCGTGTTGGTCCCGGTCGCCCATTTAAGGATGAAGACCCCGGAGTTTTTCGTGATGGTCAGTTTCTTGGTGGCGTAGGCATACGTCACGGTATAGGTCGCCGCGGTGCCGTTGGCCGATTCCATCTGGTCCTTGATGAGTTTGCAGAGGGAGCCCGCCACGGACGAGTCCGCGCCCATCTTGTAGGTGCCGGGGGTCAGCACGGCGGTCACCAGGGAGCCGCCGTCCTCGATGAAGTCGATGGTGTCGTTGGCGTTGAGCGTGACGACAAAGTTGGCGACCGACTCGCTGGCTGTGTCCACGCCGAAAGCCGCCATCAGGTGCTCCCCGATGCCGCCTTCGGGCTCGACCTCGATGTTGAGCTTGCCGGATTTAAGGAGAGCCGCGCCCTGCGCGACTTTGGTCACCACGTTCGCGTTTCCGCTTACGCCCTGGCTGATGATGAGATCGATGTCCCTGCTGAGCTGAAAGGGAGGGATGAACCGGACGAATTTGGTCGGGGCCTTGAAGGTGCCGGCCACGTCTTCTTTCGCGAGTCCCGCTTTGCCGAATATGCCTGTGAACATGATGGTCTCCTTAAACTAGTTTTACCGTCTGGATTCTCAACTGAAAGTTCCCGAGAGAAACATACTTCGAGGTGTTCGGCCGGCCAAGGACGAACGGAACGGTGCATTCCACGCGCGTCATTTCGCTGTCCTGCCACTGGCTGCCGTTGGTCTTGTACTTGTTGGTATTGGCGACCTGGCCCTGGTCGTTCAAGGCGTTGTTGCTAAACAACTTCATGAATATCTCGGCGAGGTCGGTCGCTTTCACCATGCACTCATCCACGCTGTCGTCGCCGATGATGTACCAAAAATCGAAAACGTAAAACTTCTCATACTTGGCCGTGGTCTTCATGTTCGGGGCCACGTTCAAGAACTGGATCATGATGGTGTTGACGGGAACGTCCTCGGACTCTATCGGCCGGAGACCTTTCTTCACGTTCGGGATGCCGGGGATGTAAGTCTTGCAGAGGCCCACCAGAGTCTCGGTCAGTTCGTCTATGACGTTGTTGAGCCCGGCCACCTGGCCGAGCGATACGAGGGTTGTCTGGATTCTAGTATTCATTTTAAATTAATCGGGCTCCACCTTCCACCTGATGAACTCGCTCCCGAAAATTCGAAGTCCATCTCCATCGCCATCTTCTTGAGGGCCGACTTGCGGCCCGCTATCTGCCAGAGCAGATCTTTGTAGTTTTCCCCGAGGCTCAAGTACCGCTGGAGTTCGCGCCTGACCGTGTTGCGGTCGGTGCGGTCCAGGAAGACTGTCGGCCGCTTCTCCCGATTGCCCGCCGCAGCCGCCGCAGCTTCCTCATCCAGCGGAGTCCCGAATACTGCCCGGTGCGCGTCTACCGCTTCGGCAAAGGCCCCGGGGGTTCCCAGGGCACTCATCAGGGCTCCAGTCCTTACCATCAGCCAGTCCGGGAAGAGCCGCCGGTCTCCGCGCTTGATGGGGCCATGCTTCTGCTTGTAGTAGGCCTCGGTCACCGGCTCCCATCTGGCCGGAGCCTGGTCCGCGCCTATCTGCTCGGCTCCCATACCCTTCGCGAACTTGCGCTTCATGTTTCCGTTCGCCCACTCGGCGATGATATTGGCGAAGGGAACGCTGAAATCCTGGAGCCGCCCCCGGATTTCGTCTAGCTTGTCAAAGTTCTGCGGGTCAACCTTTAGCCGCAGCTTAAAGAGGCCCATGGACTACCTCCGGGGCGTGTAAGGGCTTATCCTCTGGGTAATGGTGCCCGAGGCGGGCGCGTTCCGCCGGCCGTGGCGCGTATAGAACGCCGTCTCGAGGCGGATGCCCTCGTTCGTCGCCGCCTTGGCGAGGGACAGGAACTGCGCGGTCACGGACTCGGGGCTTGCCCCGGCCCCGCCGCCGGTAGTGGCGTAAAGGTGCGCGTAGGTGGAGGCGCGCCGCTTCCAGAAGCGGGAGAGCGCGAACTGCACCAGGGCCGAGTATAGGCCGGGGTCCAAGTCCGTCCCGGCCACTCCGCCCAGGTCCTCGGTCGATCCGTCTATCATCTGCCGGTAGTCGGCATCCGTGAACCATTGGTAAAAATAATCGAAGTTGAAGGGCTGGGTGGCAAGGTCCGGCGCCGTGGTAATTTCAACGTAGCCGCTGGGCCTGTCTAAAAGCGTAAAGCCCGCGGCGGAGCGGACAGTGGTGCCGTAGGTGAGCCGCATGCTGTCAGGGACGGGGTTCGGGTAGGCCAGGCGGAAGGTCTTGTTCGCGGAGTCGCGCGTCCCGATGGGGGTCTCCCCGGGCTTGAAGTTGCTCTCGGCCGTGTCGTTGGCTTCCACGCGGATGCGGGCGATTAAAGCGGCGTAGTCGGTGGCTCCCATAGGTTTATCCTCTTATGCCGAGCTGCGCCGGGAGGTTGGTGCGGTAGCTCATCCCGGGGCCGAGGGCCGCATACTTGAATCGGAAACTCTTCGCCATCTTGCGGCGGGCCTCAACGTCCGCTTCCTTGTACGCCTGGTCCGTGTAGAAGAGGTCCACGATTATCTTGTCGAAGTAGTACCAGCGGCTGAACTTCCAGTTCGGTATCTTGTCCACGTCGCCCTTGCATCTATCGATGAGCGGCATCCCGAACACCTGAGTCGGGCTCTGGTCGATGTCGTAGGGGCCGTAGCCTACGATGGAGCCTATCTTGTCGGATTGTTTAGCCTCGGCCTGGTCCTGCTCGAGCCGGGAGATATCCTCCCGGTTCTGGAGTGAATCGGCATCTAAAGCGTCGAGGCCGGATTCCTCCGGCCTTACGCTCAACACTCTCCCGCTGGAGGCGGGCCGATTCACGGTCTTCATGGTTATTTTACCGCTACGACGTTGACGAGTATCTTGACGGCCGTGCCGAGGCTCAAGGTCTTGCACTTGAGGGCCCAGTAGCGGGCGGGGTAGAAGTTCGCGCCGCTCCAGACTACGTCGCCGTTGTCCTGGCTGGAGTTGACATGCTCTACGATCTTTGACTTCTCGGTGAACGTCTTGCCGGTCAAGCTGCCGAGCAGGAGAACGTCCCAGCCGGTGGGAGCGACAACTTCGCCCGCGGCGTTGAGGCCTATGACCTCTAAAGCGTATTTGGTGGGGATGGCCTGGGCCGGATTCGTGGAAACGACCACCGTGCCGGTGGCGGTAAACTCTGCGGCCGCAGTAACAAGGGGAGGGTTCATTTTGTCCTTTAAAAAAGGGGGCCGGGGTTACCGGCCCCCCTTCATTTTCACTCAACGGCTGCGCTTATATGATCCCGTCGGAGCCCAGTATAGCGAAGCGCGGCTCGGTCCAGTCGCACTCGTACCGCTCGTCTATCTTGTAGCGGAACACGGAGCACGAGAACGCGGGCCCGGAGGCGGGGTTCTCCTGCATCACGCGCAGGGGGCGCCTCTGCTGGAGGCGGAGGCCCTTGCCGGACTGCATGATACCGTAGGCGGTGTCAGGCAGCCAGATGCTGTTGACGGCGTTGTACTTGCCCTTGAGGATGTTCCGCGCGTAGTTCGTACCGACCTTCGAGTCGGCTTTCGCGCCGGAGGGTATCTTCATCCCTTCGGTGGCGGCATAGAAGTCCGAGGACAGCAGCTCTTCGAAGATGTCGGTCAGAGCCGAGCCGCCGACAAGGGTGTCGGGGGCCACGAGCATCTTGTTGCCCTTGGGGTCCTTCATCTGCCGGGCCAGCTGGCGGAGTTCCAGCAGCTGGTTGAAGCCGAAGGCGGCGTAGGTTGACAGCCTGTTCTGGCCGCCGCCCTTCGCGAACTTGATGGCGAAAGGCCAGTTGGTCTCGCCCGCCTGGGCTCCGGTCTGGGAAGCGGCCACTTTGCCGCCGCCCGCGTCCACGCCGGCCTTGCCGAGCCAGCGCACGAAGCAGATGGAGTCCTTGAGGATCTTGGCGTTCTCGCCTATCTGGTTCGCCTGTTCCTGGAGCTGTCCGGTCTGGTCGTCCTCGAAGGCCTCTTCGGTCACTTCGAAGATAGCTGCTTTCTTGCGGTTGCGGATCTGGATGTCCGCGGCCTGGGCTCCCAGTTTAACGGGTTCCCCGCCCTCTTCGGTGTCTGCCATGAAGCCCGCGCGGTACATCGGCGCGTAGAGCTCGATGGCCTTGTTCGAAGGGATGTAGTTCACGATCTCTTCGAAGTTGGTCTCGACGGCCTGGTATTCCTTGTTGATGGAGAGCTGGATGCCCGCCCTCATCAGCTGCGCGAGGCCGCTTTCGGCGTTGGCTTCGCGGATGTTCTTGAAGAACCTGTACGTGCTTTCGCGGAAGCCCTTTATGGAGAAGCCGGGGTCAGTGAAGTCAACGAGCTTCGAGACTTCCTCGTCCTTGAGGTCTACGTCGTAGGCCTTCTCGATCTGCCCGCGCAGGGACTCGAGGACGTGCTCCTGCATCCGCTCCCATTTCTGGGAAGTGGCTTCGCGCAGGCGCGCGGCGTTCTTGCCCGCTTTCGTTTCTTTAAGGTTTATGTTCATGGTAGTGGGTTCTTTTCCTTTCCTCGATTAGAGGGTCTGCACCGGGACCTGGGGTATGACCAGGACCGGGACTTCGATACCGGCCGCGCCGGTGATGGAGTCGCCGTTCGGCAGCTTCACCACGCCGACGGAATGGGAGCCCGCGACGGTGGTCACGGTCTGCGCGTCCGCGCCGACGTAGAGGGCCACGCCGTCGGTGTAGGTCTCGCCCACGGTGGTCTTCATCGAGGCGATGCAGCCGAGGCCGACCAGCGCGGTGTTGAAGTAGTTCTTCTGGATGCCGGGGCCCGTGGCCAGGTTCTGGGCCGTGTAGGGCGCGAGGAAGGCCGCGCGCAGGGCCACGCCTACCAGCGCTGCGGCGTGAGC